GAAATGTTCAAATGTGCATATATGTAATAACCTTATACACATACATAAATTTACGTATGTGTATTTAATTATGTCTATCATGATATTTTGTATAATATTGAGGTAATTGATCAATATTCATAATATTAGTTATATCAGTTATATCATTACAAATATATTTTTTAAATATATTACGATTTAATTGATCTTCAGGGGTTTTATTGTGTACCGTGCGTGCAATCATTTTATATAANNATAAAATCAATTTTATATATATTTTGTGTAATATTCAGGTAATGTATCAATATTAATACAAATATTATTCTGTATTTCAGTATTAGGTTCAATAATATATTGTTTAAAAACAGCGTAGTTGAGTTGATCGTCGGGAGTTTTATTATGAACAGTTCTGGCAATCATTTTATATAATTTAAAATTAGGATATCGTTCATCTCCGTTTTTTTTGTATAAAATATTTTTATTATTATCATCTAAGCACCATTCATATACTAAGTTTTGTAAATCATCATATTCTGTTCGGTCAATATCATCATCAATTACAAAATCATATAATGAACAACCTAATCTACATAGATCAAAACTGTAATTGGGTTCAAGTCTTGCTTTATCCATATTTATATATGGTTCACAATTATATTGTGTGAATGCATCACCATTTGGTCCAAAACTATCACTACACAATCTTTGTCCGTTATATTTATAGATAGCACGCCCAAAATCTATCAATTTATATATTCTTCCAAAGGTTGGAACTCGATAGGATATGTTATTATATTTATAATATAAGTATTCAACATCTGTATTAATATACATTATATTATTAGTATGAAGATCATTATGGGTAAACTGAAACGCGTGTTGGTATATTAACAGAATCATATTTATTTGCATTAAAGCGGATAAACCGGAATCTAATTCTAATATATTATTTTCGAATAAATCATCTAATGTACCACTGCATTTTTCTAGTGCAATGGATTGTACGGGGAAGTTATTAATATATGCATATTTACTGCATTCTTCCATTGATGAATATGTATCACATTCACTTTCGTCTTCGTCTTCGGTTTCCCATTCATCATCATCACCTGTATTATTTATTTCATTACTATCAATACTACTATTACTAACGTCACTATCATCTGAATCCGTAGTATTACTAGAAGAAGCAGTAGAATTATGTGAATTTATATTTGATGGTTTTGAATATACAATAGTATTTTCATTATCATTAACATTATTATTTTCACTATCAACAATTATTAAATCATCTAATACATCCAATTCCAAATTAATTGAATCATCATTACTAATAAAAGACAATGGTTTTTTATTTGCACGTGAACCAAAATTATTATATTCATTATCCATGGAGAAAGATAGGTTGAATAATTTATCAATATTATTATTAAAAAAAGATGAAGATAGTAAGTATTCATAATCGTCTGTAATATCCATTTTAAATTTTTCCTGAATACCTAAGAACGAACCAAAATAATCAATACCATGTACAATATTATTTTCATTTAATAATTGACTTGATAAATATGAAAAAAAACAATCTACATAAGCCATATTGTTATTATCTTTTATCTTGTCGCATACATTCTCGTTTTTTAATGTTGGTAAATTAAGAATAGTAGGACGAATTGATTCATATTTACCACCCATATATCTTAATGGATCTAATAGTGGTGAATATTTTATAAAAACCTCTTTGTTTGTTTCCGTATTAGTTGATGACTCAATTACAGTATCCATCGTTTTTATATGATATTTATTATTAAGTGTAATTGAATTGAAATTATTTTCATCTAGAGAAAACCAAATATTATATATAGGGTTATAGCTTTGATATTGCGTAATATTGAATGGTATATATCCAGCATCGTTATCACAGCCTTTTGTAATTTTTTCATTTTTTGCTAAATTATTTAAATTTACTGGTTTATCTGCAATATAGTCGATTGTGAATTTAGGAATATTCGTTAATGAAGCCATTGTATAAATCAGTATAAGTGTTAAATAGACATTTTTCATAATAACTAAACTAATTAGCATTAGTACGTTTACCCTAAAAATACATAGTATTGTTATATACTATAACAATGACTCTTGAATTAAAACGTTTTAATATGAAAGATATTACATTTAAACCTAATGAAAATAAAGGACCTGTAATTGTAATGATAGGTAGACGTGATACTGGTAAATCTTTTTTAGTTAGAGATTTATTATTTTATCACCAGGATATTCCTATTGGTACTGTTATATCTGGTACAGAAGCCGGAAATGGCTTTTATGCAGAACATGTTCCAAAATTATTTATTCACGAGGAGTATAATACGGTGTTAATTGAAAATATTTTACGGCGACAAAAAACTGTATTAAAACAGATTAACAAGGAAATCGAAGTTAATCGTCGTACTACAATTGATCCTAGAACATTTGTTATTTTAGATGATTGTTTATATGACCAGGGTTGGACTCGAGACAAAATGATGAGATTATTGTTTATGAATGGTAGACATTGGAAGGTAATGCTTATTATTACTATGCAATATCCATTAGGTATACCTCCTAATTTAAGAACAAATATTGATTATGTATTTATATTAAGAGAACCATATCTTACTAACAGGAAACGTATTTGGGAAAACTATGCGAGTATGTTTCCTACATTAGAATCATTTTCTGCAGTTATGGATCAATGTACAGAAAATTATGAATGCCTTGTTATTAATAATAATGCTAAGTCTAATAAATTAAATGAACAAATTTTTTGGTATAAAGCAGAAAATCACCCAAAATTTAAGCTAGGATCTAAAGAATTTTGGGAGATATCAAAGAATATGGGATCAGATGACGAAGATGAACAATATGATCCAAGTAAATCAAAAAAGAGAAATACACCAAGTATTAATGTAAAAAAATCCAAATGGTAAATTATATTTTTGAACAATATATATATATTTTTCAAAAACAGATTTATTCTTGCATCATCGAATTACTATTAACAGATTCATCCTCAGCCATCATATTTAACATCTCTGTTACCAGATTTATATCATCTCTATAAACTGAGTCATTATCACTATTATCTGATTCATAATCAATGTTACCTGATTCATCATCACTGTCAGCTGATTCATCATCACTGTCAGCTAGTTCATCATCACGGTCAGCTGGTTCATTATCACGGTCAGCTGGTTCATTATCACTGTCAAATGATTCATAGTCATTTACTAAATTACGTCTAGGCTCAAGCATAGGTAGTTCATCGTCGCTGTCATCACTGTCATCACAATCAAATTCACTATCTACAAAATTAAGCATAGTTCTTTCATTATGAATAATAAATTGCGATGTTCTTCCTATGTACGTTGGAATTACTAAATTGGAATTTTCATTATCGACTGAATTATTTTCAATAATTTCTTCATGACATGATTCATAATCTTTACTATATTTTATTTTGTTATACGGTATATATTGAGTAGAATATTCTATATGTTTCTTCCGTTTACTAAAGTTATTAGTTAGACGAACTAGTTTACGGCCAAAGGCAGGATTTTGTTTTTTGAACTTATGTAATAGATAATATAATTCATGGGTAGCTGTACCCTTTTCGGCAATATCTAATGAATAATTCATAACATAAAATATATGTAAATAAGGTTTCATTGCATTTATCAATATTTTATCAGGGAAATTGTTGTGTATATTAATTTTATCAGAAGTTGAAGTAACTCTATCGTTATGAAACAATAACATAGTATTAATATCAAATAATAATTTATCAGTATCATTAGTATTTATCATAGTTAATATATGCATTTTACGTATAAGACTTTCATTATTATCACGAAAATATTTCAAGTGAAAATTATATAAGAAATATTGATGAAATATAGTAGGCATCACAAAACCACCATACTTGATGAAAAAATAAATATTATATAAGTTATGTTTATCGAAGGTTAAATTATTATATGGATTCTTTATAGATACTGGTTCTGCAAAAATATCCGGAGAATTCGTCAATGATTTTTCAATAATTTTTGTTAAATCACTCTTCGTAAATAAATATTTAGATTCTAAATGCATAATAGCTATTGTAAAATAATCACTTTCCTTTATAGGGTTTAACAACAAATCTGTGGTTATTATAGGCTTCTTTCTTCGCCATTTCCAAATATGTACTAATCTACATAATCGTTTATATAACATTTGGGCATTACCAACAACTTTTATAAAATTATCAATTTGAGATCTAGATAGAAAAGGATTATCAATTATTTTTTTAATATAATTAAATTTT